CTTTAGCTTCCAAAAAGGCGGGAAAAAAATCCCGCCAATTTTTTTGCCCTATTAGTTTTTTATAAATACCTAAAAAGTATCGCGAGTTAAAATGGGTATTCGCATAGATGGAAATACTGATCTAATAAATGCTGCTGATGGTACGCTTACGGTAGAAGGTCTCTCCATAAACACCTCTGGTATGGTAACAGCAACAGGTGGTGTAAAAGTTGGAACTGCTGCTACAATTCATTCCACTGGTCAATTTAATATAGGAGTTGCACACACAATCTTCGCGAATGGTAATGCAACTCATTCGGGTATAGTTACTGCATCAGCATTTGTTGGAGATGGTTCTGCACTTACAGGTGTGGCAGCTGGTGTATGGACAGAAACTGCTGTTGGTGTATCAACAATCAAAAATGCTGGTATTAACACCACTGCTGTTAAAGGAACTGCTGCTGGTGCTGCTACATCAGAAGGAACAGTTCAAGCACATGGTAATGTTTCTGTTTTTGATGGATTTATCATGACAGACAAACAAATTGATAAACACCTAACTTTACCAGAAGACAAAAATGGTATATTAATAGGCCCAGTCACAATTGCGACAGGAATTGGAATTACCATCGAATCTGGTGCTACGCTACTTATAGCATAAATACAAAAAAGGAATTTTTCGATAAATGGCGAAATTACGAGTTGGAACTGGAGTTACCCTTGATGGAGGAGAAGGTAATATCAACGTAAGTGGTATTATCACTGCTTCTGGTGGTGGTGCTGTATATGCTAATAATGTCGGCATTAACACGAATAGTATTACAAACGTTCCTCTTGTAGGTGCGGGAAATTCAATGGTTGGGATGTATATTGGTGATGGTTCGCTATTATTCAGTAATACACTGAAAAATTCGGGAGGCTATTATATAGCCACACATACAAATGCCCTAAATGCAGGGCCAGTTACGCTTGAAACCACAGCAACTGTTCACGGCACTTGGGTAATCGTATAGGAGAATTATGGGAACTTTAAATTTAGGATCAGCTACATTTCAGTCATCAGGTGTAAATCTGTCAAATGCTCCAGCAGGAACCATTATACAAGCTGTAAATGCTGTTCATACTTCTTCATCAGCAAACACAACTGCTACATACGCAGACACAGGATTGACTGCATCAATTACTATTTCAGCAGGTAGTAAAGTTTTAATTTTAGTTACTCAACCTTTAGAAATGAAGCAAAACGCAACAAAAATGAGAGGTGATATTAGACTTATGAGAGGTTCTACAGAAATTTATGGAAATAGTAGTCATCAATCATACATGCTGGAAAACCAAACAACCGATACTAAATATTTGGCCACATATCAGAATCTAACTTTTCTTGACACAGGTGCTTCTACAGGTTCAAACACTTATAAAACTCAAATGAGATGTCATACCGAAGGGAATAGTTCAAGAATAAGAACATCAGATAATTCCGCACCAGCATCAATAACTTTAATGGAGATTGCAGGATAATGAAATACGATAAATTAGACGCTTTAGATACTTTAAAACCAAATTCACTCTGGCAGTGGCAGGGTACAGATTACAGTGGATTGAATTGGGTAGATAGTAGTCAAACAAAACCAACTGAATCTGAAATAGATGCAGAAGTTACGAGATTAGATAATGCAGAACCTATGAGATTATTAAGAATTGAAAGAGATAGAAGATTATCTGCTTGTGATTGGAGAGCTAGTTCTGATTTGACACTTGCGGATGCTTGGAAAACATACAGACAAGCACTCAGAGATTTGCCCGCATCTGCATCACCAAGTCTTGATTCAGATTATGACTTGGATTTGACATCTGTTACTTGGCCCACAGAACCATCATAATTACTTGAATAAATAAAATCACTAGGAATTAATTATGTCATCACAATTACGAGTAGATAAAATAGTACCAGTCGATGGTGCACCCACTGGTGGTGGAGGTGGTATTGTTCAAATTATACAAACAGTTAAAACTGATACGTTTAGCAACAACACTCAATCTTTTGTAGAAATTACTGGATTAAATGTGTTAATTACACCTAAATTTAGTACAAGTAAACTACTTGTTGAATGGGGTGTATATTTTGGTGCTGCTTCAGAGTTAAAATCTGGAGGATTAAGATTAGTAAGAACAATAGGTGGTACTGCTAATGATCTCATATTCGTAGGAGATCAAGAAGGATCTAATGCAAACATGGTCAGAGCTACTAATTGGGCAACACATATGCAGACAAGTGGAAATAGACAAAATACTTTCATGGGTGGTAAATTTTTAGATTCTCCAGCCACAACGTCTCAAGTTAAATATCATATGGCTTTAGCTGCTGGTCAAGGTGGTAGTGAAACTGTTTTTATTAATAGACCACAGGGTTTATCTAATACTGATTCAAGAGCAACAGTTCCATCTTCAATCACAGTCATGGAGGTATCAGTATAATGTCAGAACTCAGAACCAATCGAATCGTGCCAAGAGACGGACTTGTATCTGGTGCAAGTGGTGGTATTATTCAAGTTGTTCATGCAACAGCAACAAGTGAAACCACTCAGGGTTTTTCATCAGATGCTTTTGTTGATACAGGTTTATCTGCTACGATTACACCAACAAGATCTGATAGTAAAATACTCGTAACTGGTTATCTTTCATGGTATGTTGATCAGGGGTCAAACACAGGAAACGTAGAGTGGAACTTTGCTGTTTGCAATGGTAGTGGCACTATTTTAGACGGAACGACGGCTTCTACCAGAGGTTATAGGAGAACTACTAGAGTAGAAGGTGGTAAACATCCAATTAATTTCATACATTCACCTAATACAACAAGTGCTTATACTTATCAGATGAGAATGAACGCAAAAACTTCAGCAAACGCTTGTAATTTACAATGTCAAGTAAACGCAACAGGAAACAACATTAGTAGACTTACCTTAATGGAAATTTCTGGATAAATAACTAAAAAGTATAAAAATGAGCACACTCAAGGTCAATACAGTTTTATCAGCAGATACCCCAACCGTTAATGTTACGGATGGGCTACATGTTACTGGAGTGAGCACTGTAACGGGTGGTATCAATGTAGGAACTGCTGCGACTATACATGCTAATGGAAATGCTACCTTCTCAGGTATTGCGACTGCAACGACTGTAAATACAACAAATATAGTAAACGCAACACCACTTACGAATCGTAATTTGATTATTAATGGAGCTATGCGAGTGGCTCAGCGTGGTGATGTATCATCAGTAACATCTGGTTATGGAGGTGCTGATAGGTTTAAATTTGATAGGGATGGTGCTACAGCAGTAACATTAAAGCAAGGAGGTGCTAGTGATTCACCTGTTAGTGAAGGATTTTCTAATTGTCAACATATAGATATAACGACTGCAGATACTTCAATGGGTTCTACTAACTTTAATCTATTAACTACTAGACTTGAAGGATATAATTTGCAAGGGATACAAAAAGGAACAGCAAATGCTAGAGAATTAACTTTATCTTTTTATATTAAATCCACAGTAACGGGAACCTATATTGCAGAATTGGTTGACCAAACAAATAGTGCTCGTCATGTAAATAAAGCATACACTGTTTCTGCTTCTAATACATGGGAAAAGAAAGAAATTACTTTCCCTGCTGATACAACTGGCACGATAACTAGCGATCATAATAGAAGATTAGATATAAATTGGTGGTTGGGAGCAGGTTCTACTTATAATAGTGGAACTCTACAAACTTCATGGGGTTCTGACACTAATGCTAACCGTGCAGTTGGTCAGGTTAATGCGGTAAATAGTGCTAGTAATGATATTATGATCACAGGAGTTCAATTAGAGGTTGGCTCAGTGGCCACCCCGTTTGAGCATTGTAAATATGGTGATGAACTTAGACGTTGCCAAAGATACTTCTATAAAATTGTAGGTCAAGATAGTGACATGGCTGCTTTTGGATTTAATTACAGTGGTAGTGATCATTACTTTAATATTGAATTTCCTGCACCAATGAGAGATTATCCTACATATACAGGAAGTTCTACAGATGCTCGAATATTTGCAAATAATATTGGACAAGACTTTCAATTAAGTTCTATGTCTATAGTTGGTAATATGACTAGTTCTAATCCAAATAGAGTCACATTATTTGTAAGTCAAGGTGGAGCTACTGCTGGTGAAGGAGGACTTCTAAGTCTTCAAAACTCAGAAGGCTCCTTATCATTTTCTGCGGAGCTTTAATTATGGCAACACGTTATCAACTTTTAGGAGATATAAGTCTTTCTGATGGATCTACATTTCCAAGAAAATCAATCAAAAGAATATTAGATGATGGAACTATATCATGTATTCCAATGTCAGATGGTAATACAGATTACCAAGACTACTTGGCTTGGGTTGCCGAGGGAAACACTGCAGAAGCCGCAGACTAAATAACTAAAAAGTAATAAAAATGTCAGACATTAGATTTGAAGGTTGGTTACATAGAAGCGGAACTGGTGGAGTTTATCAAGACTCTGCTGGTAATGTTGGTATAGCTAGCACACAACCAAAGACTCGTTTAGACATAGGAAATGGTGGATTTCAGGTAGGGCCTACTGGAATAGCAACTGTAACGACTGTAAATACAACAAATTTAGTAAACGCAACACCTCTTACGAATCGCAACATCATAATTAATGGGGCTATGCGAATAGCCCAGAGAGGAACCTCATCAACAACTAATGGTTATGGAGATTTAGATCGTTGGAAACATGAATATGCTGGAACGGATGAAAACCCAACATTTGCTCAAGTTTCTCTTACAACAAGTGATACACCATATACTTTGGGTTTAACTAAAGCATTTAAACTTACAAACGGAAACCAAACGAGTGGTTTACAGGCATCCAGTTTAATAAACTTTAATCAACAAATAGAAGCACAAAATATTAGAAATAGTGGTTGGAATTATACCTCAAGTTCAAGTTATATAACATTATCTTTTTGGGTAAGAGCAAGTGTTGAGCAAAATTATCATGGTTTTGTAAAAACAGTAGATGGAACAAATTATGTTTACCCTTATGAAACTGGAACTCTATCCGCAAATACATGGACAAAAATAACAAAATCAATTCCTGGTAATTCTAATTTACAGATAGATGACGATGCTAACAGTGGTTTTCAAGTCTTTCCAATCTTTTTTGGTGGAACAAATTATACATCCTCCTCAGTCACTAATAACGCTTGGGCAACTTGGTCATCTGGAGGAAGAAGTAAAGATCAAACTGCAACATGGTTCACAACAAATGATTCAACTCTAGAAATTACAGGAGTTCAATTGGAACTAGGCTCAGTGGCTACCCCATTCGAGCACTGTAGTTTCGCAGATGAACTTAGACGTTGCCAGAGATATTTTTATAAAAATACAGATAGCCCTATAGCAATGTTTGTTCCTGATGCTGCTGACACAGATCAAGCCTATGGTTTTGCAAGGTTTCCAGTGCCTATGAGAGGATCTCCTACAGTTATATTATCCGATAATAATGGTAATACTGATGGTAAAGTAACTCAGCATGGAGCATCACATAATATTGCAGCAACAGCGAGTCAAATCCAAAGAGAAGGATTTGCTAGATGTACCAATACTAGCTCCACTTGGAATGTTACTGCTTCCAGACCTATTGTAGCTGGTGTTACTTCCGCAGACGCTGAAATCTAACTATGACTTACAAACTTACAAAATTTACAGATTCAATATCAGGAATTACAACTGAGGGTGATACAATCATCCGAATTGCTGATAATGCAGCAATTCCTAAAGACGAAGAAAACATCGATTACCAAGACTATTTGGCCTGGGTCGCTGCTGGAAACACCCCAGAAGCCGCAGAATAAATATATTGGATTCACATACACTATAAATAATCCATAACGCATCAATATAAGATTGGAATAACAACATGGGTCTTTCCAGATTAGAGAATTTTTTAAAGAACGTTCGCGGGAACATCCTGTATGTAAGTCCTAATGACTTGGATGCGACTGATAGTATTGAAAATAAAGGTAATTCTCTCACTCGCCCTTTCAAAACAATTCAGAGAGCTTTAATCGAAGCAGCAAGATTTTCATATCAGTCAGGGTTAAACAACGATAGATTTGCACAAACAACAATTCTACTATATCCTGGCGATCATGTCATAGACAACAGGCCTGGATATATTCCTGATGGCTCAGGTAATTTTAGAACTCGATTTGGTTCTACTACATCAGATTTTGGTGCATGGGATCTAACAACAAATTATGAGTTAGCAAACGTAAATAACGCTCTATTCAAGATGAATAGTATTCATGGTGGTGTGATAATACCCCGTGGAACTTCATTAGTAGGTTTAGATTTAAGAAAGACAAAGATAAGACCAAAATATGTTCCAAATCCATTGAATGATGGTATTGATACTTCAGCAATATTCCGTGTAACTGGTGCTAGTTATTTCTGGCAGTTCTCTATATTTGATGCAGATCCAAATGGTGTTGTGTATCTTGATTATACTGAGAATACATATAGACCAAACTTCTCACATCATAAATTGACTGCATTTGAGTATGCTGATGGTGTAAACAAGGTAAGAATTAACGACACATATCAAACATACGGATCAAATACCAGAACTGACCTTGACATGTATTATGAAAAGGTTGGTTTAGTGTATGGTGTTACATCTGGTCGTCAGATAGAACCAGATTATCCATCTACTGGATTAGATATTCAAGCAAAAATTGACGAGTTCCGTATTACTGGGCCTAAAAGTGGATCTGTTGGTATCAGCAGCATCAAGGCTGGTGATGGAACAACATCATCAAATGTTATTACAGTCACAACAAGTTCTGCACTTTCTGGTGTTGACGTAGACACTGCGATTGTAATTGATGGTATTACCGCAACTGGATACGATGGTCAGCATGTGGTGACTGATAAAGTTAGCAACACAGTATTCAAGTATAGTGTTCAAAACTCACCATCTGATCCACTTCCTTCAGTATCTGGATCTACAGCAGCATTAACAATCGATACAGTAACCTCTGCATCTCCTTATATCTTCAACATATCACTTCGTTCCGTATTTGGAATGAATGGTTTACTTGCAGATGGTAGTAAAGCATCTGGATTTGCCTCTATGATGGTTGCTCAGTTCACAGGTATTGGATTACAAAAAGATAATAATGCATTCTTAAAGTATAACTCAACCACAGGTGCATACGATGATGGCACAGTATCTGGTAATGAGAGTTTAAACACAGATTCAAGAGCAGTATATAAACCATCATACTCAGGTTCACATATTAAAGCAATCAATGGTGCGACTATTCAGGCTGCATCTGTATTTGCAATTGGTTATGCAGAGCACTTCCTATCAGGAACTGGTAGTGAGATGTCAATTACTAACTCCAACTCAAACTTTGGAGCAAAGGCATTAGTTGCAGAAGGATTCAAGAAAAATGCATTCTCACAGGATGATGTAGGATATATTACACATGTAGTTCCACCAAAAGAATTTTCTACTTTAGATAAAACCGTTGAGTTTCAGACTTTAGACATCGCTACGACTGTAGGTGTTACAACAACGACTGAACGCTTATATCTAAAAGATCAAACAAACCCATCAGTCAAACCAGAGAATGTTTTAGATGGATATAGAATCGGTGCAGGAACATCTGATAGATTACATGTTCTAATTCCTATCTCAGCAGGTGTCACATCAGAATTCAGTTCTAGAATTGTAATGCCCAACTCACAATCAAGTGGTGAGAAGTCATTTAATGTAAACAGAAGTTCTGCTGGTATCAATAGTATTACAAGTAATCAATTTGAATTGACTGCAGCACATACATTTGAGAATGGTGAATCTATTAGAATTATAAGTGAAGATGGTTCTTTACCTGATGGATTAGAGTCAAATGAGGTGTATTATGCAATTACAAGTGGTGTATCTACAAACGTTGGTCTAAAAGTTGCTAAAACTTTATCTGATGCAGAGAACGCATCTGCATTGACAATTAATAATCGTGGTGGATCACTAAAGATTGTAAGTAGAGTATCTGATAAGAACTCTGGTGATATCGGCCATCCAATACAATATGATGACGTTGTTAAGAATCAATGGTATATCAAGGTTGGTATTGACACTACAGATTCTGGTGCTAAGAACAAAGATACTATTTACAACTATTTCTTAAATCAAGGAACAGCAGGATTAGGAAATGCTTCTCCTCGTTCATATATTAAGAGAAAGTCTGATGAAAGAAAAGAGGCTGATGCAACTTATCGTTTAAGATATGTAATTCCAGCAGCAACTGGAGTTGCAGTCGCAAGACCACCAAAAACTGGCTATATTCTACAAGAATCAAATACTTCGACT